CGAATTAGTAGCCGAAGAGGACTTGAAGTATACTATTAAAGTAGGCGGAGAGGAAATGGAGGTTGATATAGCTGAACTCAAAAGCGGATACCAAAGACAAGCTGACTATACTCGTAAGTCTCAGGCACTAGCAGAGCAACGTAAGGAGACGGAGAATATCCAATCTGAACGTCTGCAACTAGAGCAAGAGAGACAAATGTACGCAAATGGTCTTCAGATGTTGCAAGAGCAACAAGAAGCCAAGTTGAAAGACTTTGATAGCGTAAACTGGGAAACCTTGAAAGAGGAAGACCCATACGCTTATATGCTAAAGAAGGATGAGTACAGAGATGCACAGGAAAGAGTAAGCAATGCAGCCCAGCAACAAGCTCTAATACAACAAGAGCAACACACTGCGGCACAGAAAGTAAGAGGAGAGTTTGTTCAACAAGAATATGCTAGACTCGTAGCTGCCTTACCTGAGTGGAATGATAAAGACTCTACTATTAAGAAGGACATACAAGAGTATGCGACTTCAGTAGGTTTTCGACCAGAAGAGATAAATCAATTAGCTGACCATCGTAGCGTTCTAGTAATTAAGAAAGCTATGGAGTTTGATAAGCTAACCAAGAAAGTAGCTCCGAAGAAGAAAGCAGTCAAGAAAGTTCCTAAAGTACAAAAAGCCGGAAGAGGAAAATCGAAGGAAGATACAGCTACTGAAGAACTAAAGAAAAAGCGTACACGGTTGAGGAAGTCTGGTAAACAAAAAGATGCCGCTTCCTTATTTTATGATATGCTTTAAGGAGATAAGAAATGCCAACGCACTTCAAAACATACGATGCAACAGCAATCCGTGAGGATTTGTCTGATGTAATCTATGATATTTCGCCTACGGATACTCCGTTCCTATCAAGTATAGCTGGTAAAGGTACTGTTACTAACACTGTTTTTGAGTGGCAGACAGATGCACTTACCGCTGCTTCGGGCACGAACTATCACGTGGAGGGAGCTGCCGCTGGTACTGCTGCTACAACTGCTACTACAAGATTAAATAACAAAACACAAATCTCGAAGAAAGTAGTTGAAGTATCTGGTACACACGAAGCGGTAAATAACGCTGGTAAAAAATCAGAGCTTGCCCATCAACTAGCTAAAGCCTCGAAAGAGCTTAAGCGTGATATGGAAACATCCCTGCTTGCAGAAAATGATTCTGTAACAGGTGATTCTTCTACAGCACGTGAAACTAGAGGAGCTGCACACTTCATTACAACTAATGTAACTGATGCAGGTACTTCAGGTTCACACGCTGCGGTTGATGAATCCGACATAACTGCTGTTGCAGAATCTACTTGGAACGCTGGTGGTGAACCATCAACAATCCTTTTAGGTGCTACTAACAAAAAGTTAGTAACAGCTATGTCAGGTCGTGCTGATAATACTCGCAGTGTTGTTGATGAGAACAACACAATCTATAATGCAGTAGATGTTTATGTATCAGATTTTGGTACATTCAACATTACGCTGGATAGATTTGCGGACCAAGACGTTATATACTTCCTAGACCACGATATGTGGTCAGTAGAGTATTTACGTGATTTCCAGACAGTGGATATTGCCAAAGAAGGCGACTCAGAGAAGAAGATGCTTCTCGTTGAGTACGGTCTTCGTGCTGGTAACGAAGCTGCCAACGGAAAAATCCGTTACACTACAGGTTAATAACTAACCAAATACCACCCTAGGAAACTGGGGTGGTTTAACCGAGATGGCTCAATGAGCATCTCATTTTAATAACTCGCTTAATAAAGGAGAGCAATATGAATAACTTAACAACGTTTGACCCATTTAGAAATTTGACAGTAGGTTTTGATAATGTATTTGACCAACTATCATCTTTGTCTCAGTTTGAGATACCTAAATATCCACCTTATAACATCAAGAAGATTGATGATAATAAGTACCAACTGGAAATGGCATTAGCTGGATTTGCAAAATCAGACTTAGAGGTTGAAGTAAAAGACAACACTCTAACTGTCACTGGAAATTCTGCCGATGATACAGAAACCACTAATAGCTTTGTATATAAAGGAATAGCACAAAGAGCCTTTACAAGACAATGGGCATTAATGGATTATCTAAAAGTATTTAATGCAAATTTCAAAGATGGAGTTCTTGTGGTAGATATGGAATTAAACCTACCAGAAGAAAAGAAGTCAAAGAAGATTGAAGTTAAATAAGTAAACAACCACAGGGCAAGAATGACGGTACAATCTAAATTAATTAAAAATGCAGATGGGACTTTAACTCTTGCCAGTGGACAATCCAATAAGATTGTCAAAGACCTTTATGATATAAATAGCAAGGACAAGTTCACTGCTGGAAGAAAGGAATATAAAGGAGACTCTCAGTTTTCACACAGGGTTGCTAGAATACCTCTTATTGTAGTAGAGCAGATGATGAGAGAGAAAGTTTGGGGAAACCAAGAGAGGATGAAAGAATGGTTGAACCATCCAGACAACACTGCTTGGCGTACTACTAAAGGAAAAGTATAATGGCATTAGGAACATTCACAGAATTAAAAGATGCACTAGCAGACTGGTTAGACAGAAGTGACTTGACGGACAGGATACCGGATTTCATTACTCTAGCCGAAGCTAGACTCAATAGGGATGTACGCATACGCCCTATGGAAGTAAGAAGTTCGATGGAAACCACAGCTGGTCAGAGATATTTCAATCTCCCCGGTGGTTACTTGCAGATGCGTAATATGCAAATCAATTCAAACCCTATCACACCTCTTGAATATATAACACCAGAGATGTTGGATAGGTTATATGGAAGTGACACAACTGGTAAGCCAAAGGCTTATACACTTATAGGTGACGAAATACAATTAGCACCTATACCGGATTCTGACTATACAGTTGAGATGGCTTTCTATGAGAAATTTACACCATTAGGCGATGGCACTTCAGGTACTACAACAAGTAATTGGCTGACTTTAAATGCACCAGATGTATTGTTATATGGTGCTCTATTAGAAGCAGAACCTTTTATTAAGAATGATGAAAGAATTGCTTTATGGCTAAATGCCTATAATGGTGCTGTTAAGAAAATACAAGATGCAGATGCCAGAGACAGACATTCTGGTTCAGCGATGAGAATAAGAAATATTTATTCTGGAGTTGAAGGCTAATGGCTTTAAGTACGTGGGCAGCAGATACATCAGCTTGGTCTGGTAATACCTATATATGGAATAATAATACATATTCAGAAACTGCAACTCTAGCTGGTAATGGTACATTTGCGACAACTCACACAGCTTCATTTCCAGTATCAGTGACAATGACTCAGGTTATTTTATCTGAGCTGAATGAAGAAGATACAGTATTCCCAAGGTCTCTATCTATGGGAACGAATTTTGGAATGACAGGGGTAGGGCAACTAGCTATGCCAGTCACTGCAACAATAACAGGATTTACAAACGATATAAAGAACAACGTGAACTTTCCAGAAAGTGCAACACTAGGTATCAATAGCTCTACCTCAAGTGTGAATAGCTTTTTATGGAATGATATAGAGGAAGACGAGGATACACTTTGGACAAAAATAAGTGACCCAGATAATTAACAATAGGAGTAAATAATGGCATTAGGTAATGTAAACATCGGGCTGACTAACTTTTGGAAAGTTACTTGTCTTGATAAAGATGGCAACATCAAATGGGAAGAGGATAACAAGAATATAATAGTTACAGCAGGTTTGAACCATATTCTTGATACACAATTTCACGCAACAACACAAGTTACAACTTGGTATATAGGTCTTAAAGGTGCTGGTACACCAATAGCAGCAGATACTATGGCTTCACATTCAAGCTGGGCAGAATTGACTGGCTACGCTGGTGACAGAAAGGAATGGACAGAAGGAGCATCTTCAGCAGGTAGTATGACTAACGCATCAAGTGTAGACTTTACAATCAACGCAACAGCAACAGTAGCTGGTGCATTTTTAAATACAGCGGCAACAGGAACAGCAGGTACACTTTATGGTGTAGTTGATTTCAGTTCCTCACGTGCAGTAATCTCTGGTGACACACTACAGGTAACAGTAACAGTAACAGCTGCTTCAGCATAAAGGAGTAGACAATGGCTTTAGAGGACTTAACAGGTACTAAGTACATTGACAGTCTCAATTCGGCAAACCCAGTAGCATCTGATGATGTTGCTGAAGGTGATGACCATATACGAGGAATCAAGAATGTACTGAAGACTACATTTCCTAATTTAGATGGTGCTGTAAATGCTACTGATACTGAACTCAATCTAATAGACGGAGGTACAGCAAGAGGTACAGATGCTCTTGCAAGTGGTGATGGTATCCTTATCAACGATGGCGGTGTAATGAAAATGACCGATGTTGATACTGTTCAAACATTTATGCAAACTGGCATAACTACCGATTTATCGGGTGATAGTTCACCACAGCTAGGTGGCTTCTTAGATGCGAATGGCAACTATATACAGACAGAGAAAGGTGGTGATATAGCATCTGCTTCACCTACAGTCATTGATACAGATGGTGATTACTTTAATGTAACAGGCACTACTGGTTTTTCAGCATTTACTGTAGCTGCTGATAGACAATTCACATTACAGTTTGATGGTATCTTAACGATGACACATCACGCTACTAATTTAGATTTGCCGGGAGAGGCAAACATAACGACAGCAGCTGGAGATGTAGCAACTTTCCAATCGACAGGTTCTAATACCGTTCAATGTATATGCTATACGAGAGCAAGTGGTGAGCCTATTGTGGGTGGTGCTACAGCAACTCTAGGTTTCTTTGAGCATACACACACTATCTCTTCAGATTTAACAATTTCAACTGATTACAACGCACTATCGGCTGGTCCGATTACAGTTGCTTCAGGATACTCAGTCACGATACCGACAGGTTCGACTTGGGTTATAGCATAGGAGTAATAAATGGCTAAAGTAAAAATTCAAGGACACGCAAGCGGTACAGGAATACTAACTGTCACAGCTCCTAATACGAGTACGGATAGAACGATAACACTTCCAGAT